CACGCTGTCCTTGTTGCCTATCCCTGTACCCACGCGCGCGCCTGTTTCGCCCTTCTTCTCTTCGCCTATGTTGCGCTTGAGGTGCGCCGTCTGTACGTGCGGGATCTCTCCCGGCGCGCTTGGGTTCCCTTTATCGCCGCCGCCGCTCAATGTTCCGCTTTGCCCCGATTGCGGGAATGCTCCGCGTATGTCAGCGGCAAGCATGATGGCGGCGCGCATTACATTTCGCCCCATGCCGCGCTTTACCTTGGATTTTACGCGCTTGCCATACCATTTTATTTTAGGCGGCGCCATATCACACCAGCCTTTCCGCGTCGGCTTGGATTAGATCGGCTTGCTGGTCAACGTCATCCGGGAATGTCACGCGGTAATTGCGCCCGTTGATTCGCGCGCGGTCTGTTGCGTTGATCGTTACGCCGCCTGCAAAATAGATGCGGTGCGTGCTATTTTCGCGCTCGCTGCCCAGCGCTGGCACCTCATCGCCACGGAGCGCCCGCACGCGGCACGGCACAGCCTTCAACCTTGGATTGCTAGCATAGGACTCGCTGACGCCGCCTATGGCATCCTGAGACGTGCTGAGACTGTAGATGTCAGCCTCGTTGTTCAGCATTCCAGATACATCCATTATGCCATCTCTACGCGCTTGTATCGGATCAATGCGTCCGAGTAGTTGCCGATCAGGTTTTGCAGGCTCACCCCGTCAGCGCCGCCGCCTGCGGTATAGCTGTAGTCTCCGAGCTTTTCGCCTTTCATTGTGGTGTCGCGTTTGCTCACTCTATAGGCGTCTGACACAATGCGCGCCACGACGTGCTTCAAGTCCTCCGGTATGAGCGCGTATCCCGCCTTGTACCAGACGAACACGTTTGAAGATCCGCAAGGGAAGCCGCCCTCAATCAGCCACTCGCTACGGTCTGCAACGCGCGCGTCCATGGCCTCGTCTGGTATCACGACGTCAACCTCATTGCCTGCCCCTTTTGCGTACGAGTTGAACGGTCGAATTTTGGATGGTGGGTAATTGTCCATGCCTGAGAAGATTGAAGCACCCCAGCCGGTAACGTCCGCGATTGACGATGCGAGCGCGGTTGCCGTGGCGTTGTCCGAAAGCGTGATGTCGGTGATCGTAGTCCCATTAACCAGGGTCAGTGCAACCCCGTCACAGCTTGCGAACGCCTCAACATCTGCGCCGGTGTAGGATAAGCGGATAATGTCCTGGGTTCCGCACGATACCTGATATAGCCGCGTTACGGGGTACTGGTCGAGCTTCAGAAAGCGCGTGCCGGTGCCATCGTACCATTGCTGATACGTTGTCGCTGCGAATGTGCGGTCGCACCACTTTTCAACGCCAGCGCTGACCTGCGTAATGAGCGATTGCACAGCGGCTTTTACCGTCGTGTTGGCTATGCTGATCTTTGGGTTGTACTTCGCAACGTCTGCGCATGTTATCAGGTCTGCCATTGGTTAGCCCTCGATGATGATGGATGCCTTGCCGCCTTTGATGGTTTGCGTTTTGCCGTCTGCCGAGACAAGGCAAACATCGCCACGCACGACGACAGAGCCGATGGACGCAACAACAACGCACTCGCCATTTGGCGCTGCTTTAATTTCCGCTGCTTGTACCTTGATCTGCTTGTCTGCTTTGGGTTTGAGTAACCCCTTTCTTGCTGCCATGAGTAACCCCTTTCTTATAAAAGCGGGGCGTGGGCTGCGTGGCAACCCACGCCCCTAACCAGCAGGAGGGCTGGAGGTGAATTGTTAAGGGGCTACTACTACCCAATCATTAGTCGTTATGCCTTTGCTGATCCATACGCCATTGGTGCCTGTTCCTGCGCCGCCGATCAATACCTGCCCGACGTAGGCTGGCGTGTAGCTTGTGGCCGTTGTCGTGACGTTGGTGTCGCTCTGAGCCGCGTTTGCAGCGGTCACAGCGGTTGACCCGTCAATGGTCGGAGTCGTGAGCGCAAGACCCGTATAGGTCAAGGTGCCGCTCTGGTTGCTGTTGCTCCACGAGAATGTGGTGTCTGCTACGAGGGCCGCAACGCCGCACACCAGAATCGCTAGTCCTAAAAATAATGCCTTCTTCATATCGGTTCCCTCCGTTGTGGTTCAGGGACGCCCCGAAGGGCGTCCCGTTACCGGATGCGTTACGCGATTGCTTCGGCGATATCCGTTGCGCCTGCGGTGTGGCGTGGCTCGTACGCCACATAGAACAGAGCTGCTGCGGTGTTGTTAGACAGCGATGCCACGTCCAAACGGACATAGCGGAAGCTGTTTTCAACGTCGAGATCCTCTGACTTGATGTCGAACACATAAGTATTCGTGCCAGTCAGCGCGCCCGCTGAAGTCAGGGTTGTCGCCTCAATCAGCGTCAGTGCGCTTGTGGTCACGCCTGTCTCGTTCTTCAGGTAGGACGCGAATGCAAGCGCCTTCTCATCACTACCGTCTGCGGCTGCGCTCTGTTTGAGCGTTACCGTCGCTGTGCCTGCGCCGGATTGCGTGAGGACAAGAACAGCCGCAACTCTGCGGTAGTTGCTCATGTCGATCACGTTTGTGTCACTGGTGAAGGCCGAAGCTGATGCTGCTACGGCGTCGGGGATCGCGATTGCGATGTTGTCAATAAGTCTCATTTTTCATTCTCCTTGTAAGAGGTTCGCGCGGGTCAGCCAATCCGACCCGCGCTAGCGCTCAGTGTTTAGCTCAGTTTCGTTGAGAGATGCACGAATGGTGCGCGGGTTGCTCCGTTTTTCGGAGTGAAGACCTTCTTCGGGCTGACCTGGCCATCAAGATACTTGATGATGCGGTATGCCGTCTGAGCCTCCACGAACTTGATGTGCATGGACTCGGAAGCCTCCGGGCCTTGGGCATAGTCGCCAATCTCGTACTGGCTGAAGTCGCCAAGAATGAGATCGCCAGCCGTGCCGAGCGAGGATGGATACTCAGACCACTGTACGGGGTAGCCGTAGAGCGTGCCGGGGAATCCCTTGCTTGCATCATTGCTTGGAATCCAGACAGCCGCGCCGCCAGTACCCACTGCAAGGTTCAGCTTTGCGAACTGGGGCAAGAGCTCCTGATTTGCTACCCATTTAACAGCCGAGCCGGACTTGATGCGCAGTCGCGCGATCATAGCCAGAACGTCATCGAGCACAACAGACAACGCCGTGTCACGCGTGATCGAGATTTTCGCGGCTGCATTCATAATGGCCTGCGGTCCACCGGCTCCCGTGCCGTCTGTGAGCATCATGCCATCCTCAGCAAATGCGATAGCCTTGCCAAACTCCTGGATAAGCAAACCACCGGAAACGGCCGAGAACGTCATCGTCTCGTGTGAGAGATAACCAAGCGCGGTGAGCTTCTGCAAGTCGTGTTTGACCTGCTCAAACTTCATCTTGCTCGCTGTGATCGCAGCATTCTCGGATGCCCAGTATGCACGGACCGCACCAGACACATAGCCTGAGCTGTGGTCATAATCCTGCACGCGGGTAATCTCAAGAGACTTAGTGCTCATTGGGATTACGGTGGCGCTAGATCGCACAACAGAAGCGTCAAGGGTTGCGCCCTCAAGCTCGATGCGGGTTTCGGTCGGCACGGCAAATCCGCCATCGGCGTCAATGGCAATCACCTGTCCGGGCGTACCGGCGGCCTTGCAAACATCCATCGCCTTTTCCAGACGCTCTGGAATGTGTCCGTCATCGCTCGCTTTCTTCACGTCTGCGAGATACTGAGCGGCGGCAAAATGCTTTGCGCCCTTGCTACGCTTGGAGCCAGCAACGATAGGAGCGGCATATCCCCACGACGGGTCAACGGCCTTGTCCTTGACTTCAATGCTTGCAACGGCTTCTTTGATCTTCGAGGGTAGAACCTCTTTGACCTGAGCGTCAACGGCGGTTTTGATCTTTGCGTCAAGATCCTCTTTGGCTGCGGCTTCGTCGTGATCTTCTGCGGTGCCAGCTTCGATCAGGCTCTTTGCGGTTGCTTCGTCAACCTTGAGCACGGTCCCTGCGGCGTAGTCGATGCCATCAATCTTGATGGCTGTTTTCAGCTTCACTTGCTTTTTCATAGCTTTCCTTTACAGATTTGTGGTTTGGGTTCGCTTCAATCCGCATCGGTTAGCTATGGACGGCCCCGATTCGCGCATATCGTTTTCGATGATTAAATTGTCACACCATACCGCGCCGCATGTCAACAGCCAATTTTACGCGCTCGTCTATGCTCGGCTGTTTGACTACCTCAACGCTTCGGGCGTGTACGATCTCGATGGCGCGCTTTTGCGGTGATGGTTCCTGTTGTTGCTTTGGCTCCGGCTCTGCGGTCTTGTCGATGATGAGTTGATCAACCTTTGCCTTGAGGTCGCGCACCTCGCTTTTGAGTTTGGTAATTTCCGCGTCGCGTGGGTCTGGGTCTGTTGTATCAGGCGTAGGCAGATCGAGCGTTTTGCGGATCATGCCCTTGTCATCATCGGATAGCGCAGACTTGGCAAGCGCGGTCTGGATGGCGTTCGCGTTTGCAGGCACGGACACTATTGACACCTCCCATAGCGTGGCCTTGGCGATGATGCCGCGCAATCCTGCGAGCACCTTGTCGGTGAACTCCGGCCAATCCTTGAGCATTTTGCGCGTGGCATTGTCGAACTCCGGTGACCCCGATCGCAGATATTCACCAGCCCCCATGCCGATTGAAGCCGTCAGCGGCATAAATTTTGATAGCGCCAGGATCTTCTCGCCATCCTCTGTCGGTGCCGCCTCAAGGTGCATTTTGACACCAAACTCGTTGACGCCAACCCATACGGCTTTGGCAATCGGGAGTTTGCTGTAGTCGTGGCCGGGGATGATTACGCCAGTCTTTGACCAGTCTTTGAAGTCCAGCCCCTTCGGCATCACGATTTCGTCATCACGGTCAATCTGGCGTGTACTCACCATGATCGGGAATCGCCTTGAGTCCTTCTCGATCTTGGGCTCACCTTCGAACTTGGGGGCCGCCTTTAGAGCTTCGGCGGTTGCGGTTGTATCGCGCCGGATGGCGTCCAGGTCAACTACTTCAACGCCCTTGTCTTGTGCCACGCGCTCAACGATTGCGACAATCGTGCTGCGCTGTTCGTCTTTGAGGTGCCGCAATACTTTTTCCATTGTGAAATTCTTCATGCTCATAATATTCCCTTTTTCT